CCGCATCCTTGCCGAACTGTCCTCCATCCGTGAGGTTAAGTTTGAGCAAATGACACTTGAGAACGGAGCCGTTCTTGAGGCAGAATCATTTGAAGCAGGCAACGAAGTATTTGTCCTTAGTGGCGAAGACCGCGTTGCTGCTCCTGTTGGCGAACACCTCCTCGAAGATGGTCGTGTACTCGTCATCACCGAAGAAGGCGTTATCGCTGAAATCAAAGAAGCCACCGCTGAAGCAGAGGTAGAAGTTGAGGTTGAGGCCGAAGCAGCTACTGAACTTGCTGATATGCCAATGGCAGAAGAAGCCCCTGCGGTTGTTGCAATCATTGAGAAAGTTCTCGAGGAGATTGCAATGATGCGCGAAGAAATGAAAGGGATGCGTGATGAGATGGGCGGTTACGCCAAGAAGGAGGAGATGGCTGCGGTTAAAGCAGAACTATCTGCCGCACCTGCTGCGAAAGCCATCAAACATAATCCCGAAACAAAGCAAGTCCAAAAGATGAGTTCTAACCGCCCCGAAAGAGCGATTGACCGAGTCCTTGCACGAATCAACAACTAACAAATAAACAATGGCTACAACTACTTCAATCACTACTTCGTACGCAGGTCAATTTGCCTCGAAGTACATCTCTGCTGCTCTTTTGAGCGCAAACACGCTTGACAAAGGTCTCATTGAGATTCTTCCAAACGTAAACTACAAAACCACCTTGCAGAAGGTGAACACCAACGACATCGTAAAAGATGGTACTTGTGATTTCGATGCAACTTCTACCTTGACTTTGACCGACCGCGTTCTTGCCGTTGAGCCTTTTCAGGTAAACTTGCAGCTTTGCAAGAAGGACTACTACTCATCTTGGATTGGTGGTCAGATGGGATTCTCTGCTTACGATAGCATCCCTGCTTCTTTCGCTGACTTCCTTATCGCTCACGTTGCTGCAAAGACTTCACAGAAGATTGAGCAGAACATTTGGAACGGTAACGCTGCTTCAGCAGGTGAGTTCTCGGGCTTCCTTTCATTGATGACTGCTGACTCAGACGTTATTGACGTAACCGCTACCACCGTGACTGCTGCTAACGTAATCACAGAGCTTGGTAAAGTTGTAGATGCCATTCCTTCAGCACTTTACGGTAAGGAGGATTTGACTATTTTCGTGCCACAAAACGTAGCGAAGGCTTATGTCCGCGCACTTGGTGGATTCGGAACTTCAGGTCTTGGAGCAAATGGTGTTGACAATAAAGGCACAATGTGGTACGGACAGGGCGATATGTTCTTTGACGGCATCCGCATCGGAATGTGTAACGGTCTTCCTTCTAACAAGATGGTCGCAGGTCAAACAAGCAACTTGTTCTTCGGAACAGGGCTTCTTGATGAGCGCAACGAAGTTCGTGTTCTTGATATGGCTGACCTTGACGGTTCAGACAACATCCGCGTAATCCTTCGCTTCTTCGCAGGAGTTCAGTACGGTATCGGTTCAGACGTAGTTCTTTACTCGTAATCCGAGCTAATGTAAATCAAGAGGGGGCTTGGGCTATGTCCTCGCCCTCTTTTTTAATTCTAATAAAACAAAGAAACAATGGCTTGTGATTTAACTAAAGGCAGGGCAGTACCCTGTAAAGACGTAGTAGGTGGCATTCGTGCCGTGTACTTTGTAGACTTCGGTGACTTGGGTACGATTACCCTCACCAACGATGAGATTACCAACATCAGTGGTACTTTCTCTGCTTACCAATACCTTGTGAAAGGCAATAGCTCTTTCGAGCAGACCTTCAACTCAAGCCGTGATAATGGCACAACCTTCTTCACGCAGACGTTGAATTTGACGTTGACCAAACTCACAAAGGAGGACAACAAAGAATTGAAGCTGCTTGCTTATGGCCGCCCTTATGTTGTGGTGCAAGACTACAACGGCAACGCATTCCTTATGGGTATGAACAACGGTGCTGAAGTAACGGGTGGAACGATTGTAACGGGTGCTGCAATGGGTGACCTATCGGGTTACACTTTGACAATGGAGGGGCAGGAGACAATGCCTGCTAACTTCATCGCAGGTGCTACTACTGCCAATCCATTCGCAGGGCTTGCAGGTGCTAACGACACGATTGTCGTAGGTTCAAACTCGTAAATGAATTAGGGGGGCGCAAGCCCCCTTATATTTACAAATAAAATGAGTAAACAAATTTTTTCCAAAATCGCCAAAATTGGCGAGGAGATACGTTCAATCAACAAAATAGAATTTGCATCGCAAGACCTTCGCCCTAATGCGGAGAAAATCAGTACTGCAATTCTTGATATGGGATTCTTTAATGAATTGCAACGAGTAGAATCAGCAATGTCAACTTCAATCAAGAAGTCAATGTCATTGCGTGACTTAGTAGCAAAGAACTTAAATGAGTTTGAGGCTTCCGTCAAAGAATTGGGAATCAACCCAAGTGAATCAGAAAACTACAAGTTTGCAACTCGTGAACTTCGTTTGCTTGATAGCAATATCGCTGATGCTCGAAAGCGTCTTGCTGCGCTTGAAAGTGCTATGGGTTCATAAAAGTTTGGTATATTATTTTTAGCAATTCTAAAGATTGCTAAAGTGATAAAATAGTTAAGGGGGCGTAAGCCCCTTTTCTATTTTCAAACAAATCGGAATTAAAAGGTTATTTAATTAAGATGCACATCCTTCAAGTATCAGCCTCACCACAAGCGATTGTAATCATACCACGCACGTTCCCTGCGAGCGTTACGATTGCGCTGATTGATGAATCAACAAACACCACCGCAACACCTGCGGTTACTGCTGCCTCTGCTGATGGTTTTATGACCCTTACAGGCACGTTTAGCCTTGTCAATAATAGATTCTATGGCTTGAAGGTATTCGCATCGGGAAATCTAATATACAGAGACAGGGTATTCGTAACTTCGCAAACAGATTACGAGAAATTTACGGTGAACCAAAACGTCTACACCGAAGAAACAAGCTATGACAATGAGTACATCATCATCTAAAGTCCACGTTGTGAACTTCAGTTCCTACACCACACCTGTTGTTAAAGAGGTGCAAGGCAAGGACTACGTTGAATACGGAGATAACAACGACTACTTCGGGTATCTAATTGACAGGTACAACGGGTCACCTACGAACAACGCTATCCTCAACTCTTTGATGGATATGACCTTTGGTAAGGGCTTGGATGCAACGGACTCTGCCAAGAAGCCGAGCGAGTACGCAGCGATGCGTGGCCTGTTCCCGAAGGCGTGCTTGCAGAAGGTTGTGGCCGATTATGTGATGATGGGGCAATGCTCCTTTCAGGTCGTGTACTCGCAAGACCACAATACCATCGTAGAGGTGCAGCACATCCCCGTAGAGACTCTCCGAGCCGCAAGGTGCAACGAAGAGGGTGAGATTGAAGCGTACTACTACGCAAAGGATTGGACAGACGTAAAAGGCAGAAAAGAAACTGCGGTACGCATCCCTGCGTTTGGCACAAGCAAAGAGGGATTAGAGATTCTGTACATCAAGCCATACCGAGCAGGATTCTACTACTACTCCCCCGTTGACTATCAAGGTGGCCTGCCCTATGCAGAACTTGAGGAGGAGATTGCCAACTACCACATCAACAACATTCAGAACGGCCTATCGCCTTCGATGCTGATTAACTTCAACAACGGAGTACCGAGTGAGGAGGAGCGCAGGAGCATCGAGCAGCAGATTGCAACAAAGTTCAGCGGCAGTTCAAACTCGGGTAAGTTTATCCTTGCGTTCAATGACAACAAAGACCTTGCGGCAACTGTTGACCCTGTGCAGTTATCGGATGCCGCAGAGCAGTACCAATTCTTGAGTGCTGAAGCAACGCAGAAGATAATGGTGTCGCATCGTATTGTCAGCCCTATGCTATTGGGCATCAAGGACAATTCGGGATTAGGCAACAACGCTGATGAGCTGAAGACCGCATCTACGCTTTTGGATAACCTTGTCATCCGACCGAAGCAGGAGATTATCATTGACGGCATAGATATGATTCTTGCGTACAATGACATCAGCCTAAACTTGTACTTCAAGACCCTTCAACCTTTAGAGTTTACCGAAGACGTAGTTACGCCTATGGATATGGAGACTCGTGAGGAGGAGACGGGCGTTAAGTTATCAAGCCAAGAACCGAGCGATGAGATATTTGAGGAGGCGTTTGCTGCTTTAGAAGAAGTAGGCGAGGTCGTGAATATGGATGAGTGGGAGCTTGTAGATGAAAGACCCGTTGACTACGATGCGGAGCAGGCATTGAGCAAGTACGCATTCGCATCAACAGGCAGCGCATTCCCTAACGCCAAGAGCAGCCAAGACGGAGTAACTGAAGAAGGCAAGAGGTACAAGGTTCGTTATGCTTACGCTCCCGAAACTACAAAGACCAATAGCCGTGAGTTCTGCAAGAAGATGGTAGCATCGGGCAAGGTGTACCGCAAGGAGGATGTGCTTCGTATGAGCAGCCAAGCGGTAAACGCAGGTTTTGGTGTAGAGGGAGCAGCAACCTATTCAATATGGTTATACAAGGGCGGGGCAAGATGTCATCACTTTTGGATGCGCAAGACGTACTTGGCAAAAGGCGAAGGCGTAACTCCCGATGTAGGCAACCCTAACGCAGAGGTGAGTGTAAACAAGGCAAAGAAGGAGGGCGTGGTACTTGAGACCAATCCTACAAACGTAGCGAAGCGACCTGTTGATATGCCCAATCAAGGATTTGTAAACCCACGATAAGATATGGCAACGGCATTATGGATTAAACGAGAGGACTTGGTTCGCAACACCGCAATAGGCGGTAACGTGGACACGGACAAGTTTATTCAGTTCATTAAGATAGCACAGGAGATTCACATCCAAAACTACACAGGCACGAAGTTGTATGATAAAATCAGCAACGACATCATCGCAGGAACTCTTGCCAACCCTTACTTGGCGTTGGTGAACGACTACCTTCAGCCGATGCTTATCCATTGGGCTATGGTGGAGTACTTGCCTTTTGCAGCCTATACCATCGGCAATGGTGGGGTGTTCAAGCACAACTCAGAGAATAGCACTACCGCAGAAAAGATAGAGGTGGACTATTTGGTAGGCAAGGCTCGTGACTTGGCGCAGTACTACACCGACAGGTTCATCACATATATGAGCTACAACCAAGCCTCATTCCCACAATACAATTCAAACAACAATGCAGACGTTTACCCTGATACGGATGCGAACTTTGCATCTTGGGTGTTATGAGTGGTAAGAAACAGACGTACACGCCTAAGCGTAGCAACATCGTGAAGTTAAAGAGTTAT